CAAGAAACCCTTCTGGTGAAAGAATGGGTAATGACAGTGTTACTTATTTAGATAGTCCAGCGACAACAAGTAGCATTACTTATAAACTTCAATTTCAGTCTGTTCAAAACACTTCTTGGACACTAAATGGTTGGGATTATGAAGATGATAATAACTCTCAACGAGCAAGAGGCGCATCATCAATTACAGTCATGGAGATTGCAGGGTGAACCAGAACGACTTAGCTATAGCCGTTGGTGGGGTCTCTGCACCTCTGTGGCTGCATGAATTGAACGAGTGGGTAGCTTTGGTAGTTGGGGTTATGTCCATAGTTTATCTTGGGTTCAAAATATACCAACTTTATCGGGACAAATAGTTACATATCCAAGGCATACTTATAAAGGTAATCAGATGAGTGACAAACAGAAAAATAAAAAGAAAAACTCAGGGCTTCTAACAGGTGTCCTGAAAGCTCTAGGGATAGGCGTAAAGCGAAAAACCTACTTCCCTAGCCAACAACCGTTAATTAAATACCCCAAGAAAAACTAGGAGAAGGCGATGCTGGCTGAGTTAGCTGCTGCCAATGCCGCTTTTGGAATTTTGAAACAAACCATAGCCAACGGCAGGGAACTCATGTCGGCTGGCAAAGCCATCTCTGATTTTGTAAACGCTGAGGAAGACCTAAGAAAAAAAGGTGAGAAAAAGAAGAAGTCCTTTTGGAGGAACATAGGCGGTAATGAGGGCGAAGTACTAGAAGAATTTATGGCACTAGAGGCACTCAAGGCTAAACGAGCCGAGCTGGAGCAAGCCATGATTTACTATGGTCGCCCTGGTTTATACGGGGACTGGGTGAAGTTTCAAGCAGAGGCCAGAAAAAAGCGTCAGGCAGAAATACAAAGAATAAAGAAAAAAAGGCAAGAACTAATGGAAATAGGAGCGATAGCAATCCTCACAATACTAGGGGGAGCAATAGCTATCTACATTGCTGGTCTCGTTTACTTAACCTTCAGGAGATAACTAATGTTTAAAGCAATCGTATTTGCTTGCCTAATGAATGGCTCAGACCAGTGTTTGGAACTTTCAGACCTATGGGGACTTAGAGCCACTAAGGCAGACTGTGAGGTTCGCATATCTGAGATGAAGATGTCTGTAGAACAGGTGATGCCTCACTACACAATCGTAGGCACTAAGTGTGAAAGAATTGGAGATCTAACATGATTGGAGTAATCCTACAAGGTATCATGGGTGTCGCTAGTGAAGCTGTAGGTGGCTACATAGAGACCAAGAAGGCTAAGGCCAAGCAGAAGCTAGTACAGATAGAAGCTGAGACCACACTGATGGAGAAGCAGATATCTGGAGAGATAGACTGGGACATTGCAGCCCAGAAGAACTCTAGTGGCTCATGGAAAGACGAATATTTAACAATTTTGTTCAGCATCCCCCTGTTGCTCTGCTTCTTGCCCTTCACTGTGGAATACGTCGAGCGAGGCTTTGAGGCTCTCGCAATGACCCCTGATTGGTACAAGTACACCCTCGGAGTAATCGTAAGCGCATCCTTCGGGATCAAAGGTGCAACTAAGATGTTTGGTAAGTAATGGAAATAATCCACATAGAAATGATTATCCATGTCCTTGTCCTTATAGGGGTGTGGATCAATACAGCAATCAACATTGTTCACAGGATAAATAGTAAATGACAGAACTGATCGAACAACTGAAACGACATGAGGGCATTAAGCTTACACCATACAAATGTACATCAGACAAGTTGACCATAGGCGTTGGGAGAAATCTGGAAGACGTAGGTATCTCCGAAGAGGAAGCAGAGATGCTGTTACAAAACGATATACAGAGAGCAGTCACCCAACTGAAGGAACGCTTCCCGTGGACACTGGATTTAGACGAGGTACGTTTCGCAGCTCTTATCAACTTCACCTTCAACGTCGGGATAGGGACAGTCTCCAAATTCGTAAACGCAATGGCTCTGCTAAAGGCAAAAAACTACGATATGGCAGCAGATGAATTCTTACAAAGCCGCTGGGCTGAACAGGTAGGCCAACGGGCAGTTGAAGTTACAGAGCAAATCCGTACAGGAGAATGGCAATGACCAAGAGAGCATCGGAAGACCTCCTGTCTACCCTGCATGACGCAGTAGCTCAGGAGTTACTAGGCCGAGTAAGGTCAGGGGAAGCATCCCCAGCAGAACTCAGTGCAGCCATCAAGTTCCTCAAGGATAACGGTATTGAAGCCCTGCCTACTATAGATAATAACATCGGTAAGCTCATGGCTTCCCTTCCAGACTTTGAGGAGGATACAGATGACCACCCTATCAATTAGAAAAGGTGAGAAGCTATCCACTGCTGCTGGAGCTGGCTTAACCGCTAAAGGCCGAGCCAAGTATAACCGAGAGAATAACGCTAACCTAAAAGCCCCTGCCCCCAATCCTAAGACTGATGAAGCAAAAGGACGTAAGCGTTCTTTCTGCGCTCGGATGGCTGGAGTGGTGAAAAAATCTAAGAACGCAGAACGGGCTAGAGCATCAATGAGAAGGTGGAACTGTTAATGTCACTTTATGAAAACATGAATAAACGTAAGAAGGCTGGCACTAGCCGCCCTAAGAGTAAATCAACTGTTGATCCTAAGACATATGCTAAGATGGCAGCTAAGAAGGGTGGCTTTGCTATTAAGAAGAAAGATAAAGCCTAGATGTCAGGAAAAGGCTCTAGGAAGCCCGTACAGAGTCAAGAGGGTCTTTCTGGTGTAACCATACCCCAAACACCCGAGAAGACTCTCAGTGATCCTCTGAGGCCGATTAAAGAGGACTTCAGGAAGTTTCTCTACATAGTATGGAAACAGATCAAGCTTCCTGACCCTACTCCCGTCCAGTACGACATTGCACAGTTTCTACAGGACGGTGAGACCAAAATATGTATTCAAGCGTTCCGAGGGGTTGGTAAGTCGTTCATTACGTCTGCCTATGTACTCTGGGAGCTGCTGAGAGACCCCCAGAAGAAAATACTGGTGGTATCAGCCTCTAAGAACAGGGCAGATAACTTCACTACCTTTACCCTTAACCTGGTCAACCAGATGGAGGTACTGAAGCATCTTATCCCTAAAGATAACCAGAGACAGTCCAAGATTGAATTCGACGTAGCCCCTACAGAACCCGACCAATCCCCCTCAGTTAAATCTGTGGGTATCACTGGTCAGATTACAGGTACTCGAGCTGATATCATTATTGCTGATGACGTTGAGGTGTTAAACAACTCCGCAACAGCAGATATGCGAGAGAAGCTACTAGAGAGGACTAAGGAGTTCTCGGCTATCCTGAAGCCCAAGAGTGACGCTAGAGTTATCTTCTTGGGTACACCACAGACTGAGGACAGTATCTATAACAAGCTGCCAGAGACCTTTACATCAAGAATCTGGCCTTCTCTCATGCCGACTGAGGATGAGACTGACAAGTACGGTAACGACCTAGCCCCCTTCATTAGGAAGCTCAGAGTAGCCGAGGGCAGCTCAGTAGACCCCTTGAGGTTCTCTGATATGGACTTGGCAGAGCGTAAGGCTGAATATGGTAAGGCTGGCTTCTCTCTACAGTTCATGCTGAATACTCAGCTCAGTGACCTCGAGAGATACCCTCTGAAGATCAAAGACCTCATACTTATGCATACGGCATCAGATAAAGCCCCTCTGGATGTACACTGGATGCCAGACCCCGAGAAGCAATGGAAAGACCTACCCAACCTAGCTATGGCTGGTGACAGGTTCTACCACCCTCGGAGTACCTCTAGTGAGTTTGCAGAGTACACTGGGTCAGTCATGTCTATTGACCCTGCTGGTCGTGGTAAGGATGAGACAGGTTATGCTGTCGTAAAGATGCTGAATGGCTTCTTGTACGTCAGACGCTGCGGTGGCTTCCAAGGAGGCTACACCAACGATACCCTGACTAAGCTTGCAGAGATAGCTAAGGACGAGAAGGTAAACACCATAATCACTGAGGCTAACTTCGGTGACGGTATGTTTACCCAGCTCATGAAGCCCGTCCTGAATAAGATACATCCCTGCATGGTCGAGGAGGTGCGTCACAGTACCCAGAAGGAACGTCGTATCATCGACACCCTAGAACCCGTGATGGCTCGGCATAAGCTTGTAGTAGACTCCAGTGTTATCGAGACAGACTACAAGTCAGCTCAGAGCTATGACGCTGAGAACAAGTATACCAAGACCCTAGTATACCAGATGACACGGGTGACCACCGACAGGGGAAGCCTGAAGCACGACGATAGGCTGGATGCCCTGGCTATTGCAGTCAACTACTGGACTGAGCAGATGGCTCAGGATGAACTCAGGGGCATTGCAGATATACGCAAGGATAAACTCGAGAAGGAACTGGACAAGTTCATGCAGAGTGCCGTGGGTAACTCTAAGTGGACTAAGGGTAACAGTTGGATTGGTACTTACAGATAGGTAATGAAAAATTGCCCAAAAATCTGAAGTGGGTATATCGAGTGGGATGATGGAAAAATCCCCCTTCGGGGGGTCTGGGGGCGTATGCAAGGGGAAAGCAGGGGGCGGGGGCAGCCTGTTCATGTCTCAGCTATGGCACAAGCCCTGTTGCATCCCTTGCCCTGCCTACATACACAAGGGACTATGCATCCCTTGCCCGAATGATATGCCAAGCCCTGCCAGCTCGGGTTCGGTCTGTTGTATCTGTCTTTTTGTTGTTCGGTATTTTTTTCTTTTTGCTGAATTCATCCCTGAATTATCCCTGAAATAATAATTAACTAAATGTAATTATATGCTTTCTTGTAAGCATATTTTCATGGTATAACTAAGTAGGGGGTAATAGTACCGCCTGGAACAGAAAGGGAACAAAATCATGTTCAATTTTATATTAAAAGCTTCGGCAATTCTGGCCTATATGCTGGTCGGGTCTCATTTATTTTTTACAGACTGGGGGCAGCCTCGGTTTATATTCGGGGGTCTTATGAATATCCCTGAAGCAATCGGCCTTTTATTCATGGCTTTTGCTATGTTCATGTTTCTATTTTTCAGCCGTAAAAAGGGGGCTTAATCATGAATAAACTTGAATTTATACTTGAATGCATAACAGGGCTTTTATTCATGGTTACCCTTTACGGGTTAGCATGGTTCTGCCTTGTTGTTTACTCATAAGCTTACAGATGAAAGGGAATTAAACAGATGAATGTATTATCTTTATTCGACGGAATGTCATGCGGACAGCTTGCCTTGCAAAGGTCAGGGCTAAAGGTCTCTAAATACTTTGCAAGCGAGATAGACAAATACGCTGTCAGCATCACCCAGAAGAATTTTCCTGACACTGTCCAGCTCGGGGATGTTCAGGGGGTATATGCTGAAGAGGGTTATTTGTTAACCCATGACGGGGCATTTGAGATTGACCTACTTATAGGGGGGTCGCCTTGTCAGGACTTGTCTATAGCATCCAAAAACAGAAAGGGGCTAGAGGGTGAAAGGTCTGGTCTGTTTTATGAATGGGTCAGGCTATATAAAGCCCTGCAGCCGAAATATTTTTTGCTGGAAAACGTGCTAATGAAGGCAGAAGACCAGCAGATAATAACTGACCTTCTGGGGGTCGAGCCCGTCTTTATCAATAGCAATCTGGTATCAGCCCAGAATAGACCTAGACTGTACTGGACAAATATTCCTGTTGATGGATTGCCAGAAGACAAGGGAATAAAGCTTGCCGATATCTTAGAAGACGGGGCGACCGATAGGGACAAAGCCCATTGCATAGATGCTAATTACTTTAAGGGGGGCAATCTTAAATCCTACTTCCAGAAGAATAGAAGACAGCTTGTCTTTTCACCCGACGGCCTTTGCCATGTAGCAGATGCAGACCTGAAGGGTCATGACCTA